TCTTTCTCTACGTTGTGGTACACCCATTTTTGAGGCATCTAATAGAAAATGTTGACAATAATAACCTGCTTTATCAAATTCTTCATATATCTTTTTAACATACTCTTTGGCATTACCTAAAAGTAAACCTTTTACATTCTCAGCAACTACTACTTTAGGTTTTAATTCTTTTGCTAAATCTATAAAATCAAAGAATAATGTATCTAATACTTGTAATTCTTGTCCCTCCCTAAACTTCTTTTCTTTTCCCCAGTCTTTTTCTCTATTACCAGCCATAGAGAAACTACTACAAGGTGGAGAACCATCTAAAATATCTAACTCATATAATTCTTTTGGCAAGTCTTTACGTTTTGCAAATGTTGTAATACTTTCTAAATAACTATATTTAGGTTTATGATTTTCTTTATATACTTCAACCATTTTAGGGTCTATATCGTTATGACCTATAACATCAAACCCAGCCAATTTATAACCCATTGTTGAACCACCACCACAAGCAAAACAACTAAACACTTTTCCTTTATCTTTAGTAAAGTTTGCTTCACTTAATTTCCATTCATATTCTCTCATAATTTATCATATATTGGTTTATATTCATTATTCGGATAATTCAAATGTATTCCAACACTATCTCCCAAATCAAAAGCATCTGTTATTAACTCATTTAATTCGTCTATTGTCATTTCAGTAGTACTTTTGTCTAATTCTGAAATATGTTTTATTAAATTATCTAGTTCACATATTGACATTATTGTACCTGACTTTACTATATGGTCGTGTAACTGAACAAGGATATAACCTTTGTAGTATTTTATTAGTTTCTTTGTATCTTTTATCATATAATTTAAACTTTGTTTATTTAATTGTTGCTGTTAATTATCAAACTTTATCCAATTACCTATACTAAATGAATTATAAGTTGTGTAACTTACTTCAAATCTTTCTGTAATAGTATCATTTTCAATTATGTTACTAACTATAAAAACATAATCTTCATCATCATATACATTTCTCATAACAACTGTTTTTAACGATGGATTATATTCGCTAAAAGTGTAATATTTTGATGGCTCATAAAACTTATTTATTATTCTGCCCTCTTTCAATTTGTTACCACACGAAAAAAGCATTAATACTAATAATGTGCTTATTGTTTTCATAACGTAAATAAATAACCTATTCCTAAAATAAACATAACTGTAAACAACCAAAATACAATCACTGTAACTGCAAATATTTTGTTTAACTTCCTTAACTTTTCATCTTCAAACTCTCTCATAATTCATTCATTAATAATTCAACTTTCTTTTTTAACTCTTCATTTTCTTTTTCTAACTGTTCTAAATAATCAACATTAGCTTTATTTACTTCTAATTCTTTAGCCATTTCATTATTTATTTTTAATGCTTCATAATATTTTAAACTCCATTCATGATTCATCTTTTCTAACTGCTTATTTATTATTTTCATTTTAAAGCTTATAGAAAGACTTTCTTTAACCGTTTCAATACTTTCTACCATCTTACCTATCAAATCCTTTCTATGGGGATAATTTTCGCTTATTTTCGCGTTGTAGTATTCTAGATTGTAAAGTAAAACTTTTAAATCTGATTGAGATGCTAATATTTCTAATTCTTCCATAATCTAAAAAGGGCAATCATCTGGACGTTCATAAGCAATTTTTGTGAAGTCTGCTTTTTCAACTTCTTCTATCTCGTGTTGATGTGTATGTGTGCTTCTATCAGCATATAATCTTTCGCCTTTATAGTCCAACATATAATACTGGTATCTTTGCAAATCTAAGAATAATTTATAAGTCCCTTTCTTTGCAGTTCCTTTTGGCTTTGCCTTTGCTATGTTTATATGGACTTCATTATCTTCATACATAGTTCCATCTTCACTAACTAATCCATAAGGTGGTCTCCAAATCATAAGAATATTTAAACCTTTTCTAAACCATACCTGACCTCCTGCCATATCTCTAGCTGTCGGCATAGGAAAGAATCTTTTGCCATCTTTGTTCTGTATTACTTGTTGGTCTCTAACGTGAGTTATTATACAATTATGTCTACCTGACTTCCTTGCGTTCTTTCTTACTTTACCTAATATTCTACTCAAATACTTATCTTCTCTTCCTAAGTCGCTAGGTACATACTCCTCTGTCAATTCGTTAAAGGGGTCTATTGTTGTAGTGTGATATGTTTTTTTTGTTTCAATTTCTATTTGGTCGCATAACTCATAAAACTTATCAATAGTTAAATCTTCATCTACTGGGTCTACAACTATAAAATGTTTATCAATAAAGTGTGTAGCTTTCAACTTTTCTCTATCAGTCATTTCATAACCATTAGTCTTTATGAATGGTTTACCTATGAACTTATAACATAATTCAGAGTAAATTTCTTCAGCACTTCCAGTTTCAGGTGAATAAATAATATGATTCCAACCATAATTGCAAGAAAGGTTTATAAGAAACTCAAACCATATTTCAGTTTTACCCGAAGCGGGTGCAGCACCTATGTAAGTAGTCTTACCTAATAAAACAGTGAACGGTAGCATATCCCATTTAAAACCTACTTCATTACCTTTTTGTACTCCATTTTCTCTAAGTACATTAAGGTCTTTTTCTATATCGTTTAATCTTTTATACATATTAATTTAAATCTTGTTGTGGTATGTAAACATTATCACTACCTACTTGATTAGGTTTTTTAAAGTTATTATTATTCCATCTGTTTAATCTCCTTTTAACATCCCAAGTTTTCTCCATTTCAAATTTCAATTTTGTATTTGATGGATTAGGTTCAGTCCAATAGTTGTAAAAGTTAGTACAAATATCTTTACCATAAACATCAACAAAAGGTTTTATTGTGTCAGCAAATTTTAATTTGCGTTCATCTATATTATTATTCTTTTCTTTCTTTACATTCTTGTTAGTGGTCGTTTGTTGGTCGTTTGTTGGTCGCTTGCTGGTCGTTTCGTTGGTCGTTAATTGATATTCCTCATATTTAACTATTTGAATTTCAGTACCTTTTGAGTCTGTTTTGATGGCTATTTCGTTGGTCGATTTTAGACGTTCTAAACACGTTCTAATTTGCCTAACACTTAGCCCTGTTTCAACCGATAATAAATCCCTACCAGTAACCAAACAACCTCTTTTAATTAGCTTACCTTTATAGTTTTTATCTTTATGATTTGCTTTTAAAATTAGGTGTATAAATAACCTAAATGTATTTGTATCTTCGTACCATTCCCAGTCTAAAATAGAACGGTGTATTTTTATCCAACCACTCATAATCATTAATAAAAAAACCCTCATAAATCCACGCACTCCTACCTGCGTTTCATTATAAGGGTAATGTAATTTCTTTAAAGTTCTATTGTGTAGGAGTGAACTTGTATGCAAATATAACTATTATTTTAGAATAAAGTATTTTGTTCTACTTCTTCTTTAAATCTTTTATCTGCTAGAGATAAGTTTATTTTAGCTTGTTTAAAGTAACTATCCTTTAACTCTATACCTATTGCTTTACGACCTAAAGATACTGGACTGTAAACCTCACTACCTACACCCATAAAAGGAGTTAAAACAACCTCGTTAGGATTAGAATATAATTCAACTATTCTATCAATAATATCTAATTGTAAAGGGTGTACATGCTTTTCATCATCTTCTTCTTTACTATCCCTAAAAGGTAATACATTATCTATTCTAATATCATCCCATACAGCAGAAGCGTATCTTTGCCAAATATAATGGCTTAACTTATTGCTTTTAGGGTCTTCACAATCTTTGTATTTTTTATTTAATAAATCCCATAATTGAGATGCATTTAAATCAGAGTTATTTGCGTTATTCCATGCTTGTAAAATATTAGGTAAAACAGGAGTTTCTCCAAAGTATCTTAATAATCCTTTATCATGAGTAACAGGTGTTTTATTTTCTCCTTTTTTTGTAAATATTAAAACATAATCAGGCATAGCAGTAAAACATTTTGTGGAATCTTCTACTATGAATTTGTGCATTAAAGATTGAACCATAGTTCTCATTCTAACTTTTAATGGCTCTTTCCATACTGTTATACGATTACGATATTCAAAACCGTATTTCTCATGTATTCTAATTATCTCATTAGGGAAATCCCATAATCTACAAGTATTATCAAATACATCAGTACAATGAACTGCACTTATTCTACCATCTTTAGTAACTCTTGATATTTCTTTAACTAAATATTCATATTGTTGTAAAAATTGTTCTTTACTTTCACAATTACTAAAATCATTTTCACTACTTGAATAATTGTATAAACCTGCAAAAGGAGGGCTATATATAGATAAGTCTATACTTTTACTTTCTAATGTCGGTAATACTAACATGCAATCACTATTGTAGATTGCGTAATTTTCTGTAACTAACTGGTCTTTAACTTTGTTTTCCATAACTATTTGTTTTTATAAAAATTTTGGTTTTATTATATCCTTATTAAATTGTTTTTTTTGTTCTGTAAACACTTGATTCACATTTTTAACTAAATTTTCGTATAGATGTATAGCTTTTTCTGTTTTTTGTTGTAATGATTCTAACACCCTTGTTTGTCCATCAGAAATAACCATGTCAATAGTTACGTCTTTTGTTTGTCCAAACCTCCAGAATCTTCTTATCGCTTGATAATATTGTTCGTAAGACCAAGTAGGAAAAAATACTGAATGATTACAATGCTGCCAATTTAAACCCATTCCAGTCATCTTAGCCTTTGTTATTAATCTTTTTATTTCTCCATTTGCAAATGCTAAAAGTATTTCTTCTTTCTTTTCTAAAGATTGACTACCTATAATTTCAACAGATTCTTTATCTAACGATTTAATTAAACTACTTTCATCATTCCTATTAACCCAATATACAGATGTTTTATCTTTTGCAAGTTCAACCGCTTTTTCACATCTTTCATTAATAGTACTCTTTTCTTCATGTTTTATTTCTTGAAAGTTTTTAGCAACTATATTAAACATTTGTATTTGTCCTGAAACATCAATAGTACTATTGTTTTCTACTATATGTCTATTAACAATTAATTCAGGTAATTTATATCTATCATTTGAAAAACCTAAATCACTAGGCATCTTAACCATAATAGACCATTGATTAACCCATGCGAAAAAATCTCGTTCTGCATGAGGTTTCAAATAGAATTTCTCTCCTATATTACGATTAGTTGAATCAATAGCGTTATTGTTTTGTTTAAAAAACTTACTCAACATATCCATATAACCCATATAACCTAAAGCTTCACTAGAAGTACCAAGCTCTATAAAATCATTTGGACTAGGTGTAGCAGTAGATAAAAACCTATAAGGCATTTTCTTAATAAATGATGTAATTTGATTTTTAATTTTACCATCAAAATTCTTAAGTATAGAACTTTCATCTAATATACACCCTATAAAATCATTTGAATCTAGATAATGTAACCTCTCATAATTACATATAATTATTTTACCTTTTATCTCTCCTTTAATAGTTTGATAAACATCTTCAATACCTAACTTTTCAGCTTCTTTAATAAATTGAAAACCTACTGCTAAAGGTGTTAAAATTAATACTTTTTTATTGGTTTTATTAACTATATTTTTTGCTATAGATAATTGAATTAAAGTTTTACCTAATCCAGTATCAGCAAATACCGCTATACGACCTTTTCTTATTGCTCTTTCAATTATTTCTTTTTGGAAATCAAAAGCAATATCTGGAACGTAATTACTTTTGAATCCAAAATCACCTAATAAATGTTTTTTTGATTCTAAAAAATCTTTGTACTCCATAACTTTTTTTTTGTTTTTAATTATTATAATTACAAATATAATTATTTTATTTTATTATTTATTAATTCTCTAAATAAATTTGCTATTTCGTTATGTTCTTCAATAACATTAGAATCTGCTCCAGTTTCATAAACCTTGTTTAAAGCCATATTAACCTCGTTTTTTAATCTGTTAGTAATAAGTTCTGGAAACACCTCATTACATTCTTCTATGTAGTCAATTAAAGCCAATAAACCTCCATAAGTTACTACTACTGCTTTATCATATTTAGCACTATTCATTTTGTATTGTGCCAACCTTTCTAACTTTCTTTGTTTTGCATTCATAATTAATCTAAATTTAAATTGTAATCGTTAATAATTTCTCTTAACTTCGTTCTTAATTGTTCAACTTGATGCCATTTCTCATCTGATATGGTGTCATCGTACTTTAATAATCTTCTCATTTCCTGGTCTAAATCCCAAGATACTAACTTCCATTTATAACCATCTAATGCAGTTCTTAAATCATCTTCTTCTTCAAATGTTATTGTTGCTTTCATAATTAATTGTTGTTAAAAAAATAAGGAAATATACTTTTGTTAGGTGTGTATTTGTCTATGTGCATAATTGTAAATCCTGAACGACCTTTAGTGAAGTTTAGTTGTACCCATTCTGAAGATGGACTAAAAGCTGCAAAGTTGAAGTAATGAAAATCATCAGATGTACACATATCAAATAAACATTGGTGACTATCTCCTTTGCTTATCTCGATGTACTTTGCTTCTCTGTAAATACCCTCATTCTTTAAAAATTGGTCAATCTTATAAACTTGCTTTGCATCTAAAATTGGTTTGAATCCATACTTCATGTGCCTGTCATCTTTTCCATGTGTAATAACAAATGCATGGTCACCTACTACATAATGGCTCATGAACTTCAGATGATTAACAACCTCTACATTATTATACTTTACATCACAGATTTGCTTAAATGCTGAATTAACCGTATAACCAAATGCAGCAGAATGATTATCATTACAAACATTATTAAACGTGATGTATTCATATTCTTTACTTAACAAATCAACTAGCATTAATTTAGCTTTTAATCCAGTATCAAATGCTTCTTCATTTGTCATGTTTTGCGGTAACTTGTGACCACCTCTAGTAGTAAGTCCATTAAAGCCATCCATATAATCCCCTAAGTCATCAATATACAATACACTTGAACGTTTACATGATAACATTTTATTTGCCATTTCTTCTATACGTTGGAATAACATCTCCCCTCCCCACTCTTCTGCATACATTGCTAATCCCTTTCGAGATGCGTCCATTCCTACGTGTGTATCTGTAAACACTAATCTATCAAATGTTTCTACTTCAGGAACTTCAACCTTTTCTAGTTTTTGATACTTCTGTTCTAAGATTTCGTTTATTATCTTTTCGTAATCTACTGCTTCGTTAGGTGTAGCATTTATAGAGAATTTTTCTGATTTATACCAATAGTAATTAACACTATTAAAGTCTATTCCTTTTTCTTCACATTCTTCTCTTAGTGCTTTATTTCTATCTTTAATCTTATTAACGTGATATCTTATGTTTTGTTTAGATTTACCTGTTTCGTTTGATACGATTCTAACTACATCAGCTATACTTTTACCTGAAAGTAGCAATTCATCAATTCTCTTCTGCATTTTTATAGTAATTTAGAGATTTTAAAATTTGAGAGTGTTCACGTTGTAATAGTCTAAAATAACGTTGTTTAATTACGCCTCCTTTAATCATTCGTTTTCTTGTTGTTCTTAACTGTTTAATTAACATATATTTACTTATTTTGTTTTATAAATCTCTTTTTCTGATTCAGATAACTCTTCATAACTTGGTACTACATAACCTTGTATCATTTCTTCTTCACTAAGATAAGATTCATTTTTGTAACCTAAATCAACTGGATTAATATTTTCAATTTCCTTAGTTCTATTTTTTCTATGGTTATATATTTCAGCATCTACACTTGCTAAAATTTTATTATTGCAGTAGTTTCTGTGATTAATGAAATCTTTTCTAAGCTGTAAAATTATAGAGGGTGTAACATCTACACCCTTTTTTACTAATTCTAAAACTTCTTTTTTTACGTATTCGTTTACTTGGCTCATAATTAATTGTGTGTATAACATTCACCTACTACTGGAGTAATACCAGTTTTATCTATACTCATTTTTGTTTGATAACTGCAATCATTTACTGTTGATACTATTTTATAATCTACATAATCCATATCTTCAACTTCTACTACTCTATGACATTCACAGTCTTTTACTTCTTTCTTACAGCTTACTGTTAATGCTACTAATCCTAATACTAATGCTAACTTTTTCATTTTACTTTTATTTATTTATTAATTTACTATGCTTTATCGTCTAATTCGTAATCATCTCCATATCTAATATCATCTATGTAATCAGCAATCTTATCCTTGATTCTATCTTTCATGTCTGTAGATAATAACCTTGTACTAAAATCAATATCAAAATAATCCCAATCATCTCTATGTTCAGTAGGTATTTCTATTGTATCGTAAGATTCCGTAATTGTCATCTTATCATGCTCTACTTGTATTTCGATATCATCATCTAAAGTATCGTTAAAATACACTGGATATAAACTTAATTCATCTGCTCCATGTAATATTGCTAAATCTCTGCTGTGGTATGCTACACCATCATAAACCCATAACTTATCCATAATCTTATTTTTTATCTATTTGTGGTTCGTATGTCAATAATACTAATTGTTTATTTACTATCTCTAATGATTCCATAAGATGTTGACTAACTACATAATCGTTCTCTTCATTGTTAATCATTTCTTTTGCTCTTAACAAGTCTTTTTGTAAACCTTGTTGTACTGTCTTAATTAAATCTTTCATTTTTTGATGTTTTTAGCTCGTTTAATGTACTCAATCTTATCTGTTGGGTCAATACCTTTAGCAGTTAATAATCTTGCGTATAAATCAAAATTAAAGCTACCTTTTCCGTTTCTTGTGAAGTAGTCGTAACTACTTGCCAACATTTTGTCTTTAATCACTAACATATCTATTTGTTTTTGTTTGTTTGTATAGGACAAATATATGTATAATAATTATAATAATAACAATAATAATTAAAAATATTTTAAAATAATTTATAACTGCTTGATTTTGAGCAATAAAAAAACCCTCACTATTTTTACTAGTAAGGGTCAAAAACAAATTATGTGTATGAAATGTGTATTAAATCACGATAAAGATAGTTATTTATTGAATAACTCCCACTCTTTTAAACGTCTATTTTTTAAACCTTGTAAAACTTTTCCATTAGCTGTAATGTACTTCGTTAAAAACCAATCCTTAATCTTGTCTTTATTAGCTTCCATATTAACCAACTTAAATAAAGTTGTACTTCCACCTGTGTTATAAGTGTGAGATACTAAGGCATCAAATTCATTTTGCTTAACATCAACTTTTAACTTACTGTTAACTATCCTTTCATATCTCACTATAAGGTCATCAAATAAATCTCTAGCTTCCTCTAGTGTTATAGTATCACCCATTTTAACTTTATCTCCATTTGGGTAATATGTATTTCCAAATCCAATAGTAGGTACTCCTGCACTACATTTATAAGCTTTTAACCTTACACCTTCAAATAACTTAATTAAGTCTTTACCTTCTTCTGATATTTTCATTTTAATACAAATAAAGTTGCTATTCCTATACTACCAATAATGTGTGCTATTTTACTGCGTTTTTTTCGCTTCTCAAAGTCTTTATTTAAATCTACTATACTATCTTTCAATTTATCGTTTACTTTGTTCTGAACGTCTATAATAGTATCTAATTGACATATCAAAGTATCTTGCCATTTAATGGTATAGTCTTGTTGTTCTATTACTGAATCTTGAAAAGCTATTATTTTAACTGTGTCGTTGTTTTCTTTAGCTATTATTATACTATCTCTATAAATTATAATAGTGTCCTTAAAACGTCTTATTTTAGTCTTAAACACAATCGTATCTCTATAAAGTGTGTCTAGTCTTTTTTCTAACTTAGTTATGTACCTTATTTCAGTTGGTAAAGTTGGCTGTTTATGTAATACCAACCATGCTACAACTAACAACAATACACCTATTAATATTTTTTCTAACTTCATTTTTTTAACTTTTCACTTATAGAATCAGTTACTTTAGTCCCTAATGCTACACCTACCATAGTAACAAATACATCATATCTGAATCCCTCTTTGTAAAGGTCGTAAATAATCATATATACTACTAACAACCATGCACTAAACATTGTTAAAGAGGTACGAGAATAACGTAATTTATCATTCTCTAACTTCATTAAAGTATCTTGAACTAACTTTTTAAAGATACGTTTCACTTCTTAATGTCTTTGAATAGTTGAACAAATGCTTCAGCGTTAGCTTTCATAGTTCTTTCTGCGTGTCTTATTGCCCTAGATAGTTCTTCAAACTGTTTGTTAAACTGCTCGAATTTTAAATCCATTATTCGCTCTAAATTCTCTATCTCTGATGGCATTTTTTCATTTAGGTTTTCTACCTTACCCTCTAGCTTCATAGTTCTATCAGATAGCTTCCAATGCTCTTTCTCTAAGGACTTGTATCTAGTATAAACATCTCTAAGGAAATACCCGACTACCCCTAATAATGATGTTACTATGTATTGGTAAGTTTCCATTAATCGATTAGTATTTCTTCAGGAGTACCTAATACAGTTGTATAGTCATCTTCTAAGATATAATAAAAATCATCTCCTTGATATGTGCCTTGAATTGCACTTACTAAAGTTTGTGTTACGTTACCTTGAATAGGTGCAAAATTATTTAATGTGTTTACCTGTTGTATAGCAGTGTTTACTTCTGCTAATGTGTTATATTTATATCCTGTCATAATTAATAAATTGAAAAATAATCGTTAATATTTGAACTAATATCAGAAGCATCTGCTGTCTTGTCTGACTTATACCATATTAATTCAGAGTATGTAATTGTTGCTGACCTAGCTGCATTCGCAGGTACATAAAGAATCGCACCACCATTTGTACTAGCACCTCTTGAACCTATCAATATATTATTTTGATAGATTTTAGTACTAGCAGAGTAGTCTGAAATTGTATTATTAAGGTATAAAGTGTTAGCTAGATATTGAGATGAAACTGTAACCGAATTAGAACTGTTTACATATTGGGTAGCCCCGTAATCCAACCACATATAAGAACTAACAGATTTAAGTAAAACACCATTACTGTTAGAGTTTGACTTTTCATAAGTCATCCATAAAGAATAGTCCTCACCAACTGACATTACATAATCACTTGCAAAATACAACCAATTAGTTGATGTAGCTTGTATATATGGCTTTCCATTTCTAAGTGTAAAACCATTATTATAAATTACAGGTTGATTAGCTGCAGTAGTATTAAACAAATCAAAACCTCCTCCATTTTGGTTGTACCATTTTGCTACGTAGCCAATACCTGCACCACAAAAAGAACTTATTGCTGCTGTATCTAAATCTCCACCTACAAAACCTATATCTAATTCAGAATTATCGCTTGACCTCCTTACACGCAAACAAGACCCTGAATAAGTAGATGAGAGTTTACGAGTTGAAAAAGCTAAATCTGCTCCAGAATAAGTATCTAATAAGTAAGAACCACCACTCGATTGTAATATATAAGGATTAATTAAAAACATATTATGCTCTATTTCCTATTAATGTAACTTTTAAACCTGCTTCTGTTGCACCTCCTGAAATTGCATCAATATCAATAGTAATCTCTGCATCATCTGCTAATGCTGAATCACTTATTACTGCTGGAGTAGCTGCTGTTGTAGAAGTCTTTTCTGTTGCGTCAATCGTTAACAAAGTAGATAAGATAGAAACACCTCCCTCGTTAATATCTATTGTTGTAGTTCCTGAAGTTGAACCTGCTGTGCTTAACGATGCTCTCACTTCTGTAACTGTCATAGCGAAAGGCATTCTAAAAGTTAACTTTGCCGTTCCTGTTGTTAATGCTGTTGTTTCATCACTTACTGCTACTTGAATAACCTCCTGCATTACTTCAGCACCTGTTACATACTTTGAATCATATGTACTACCATTATAATCAGATACTATTAGTAAATCGTTAGCTTCTAAATTAGCTGCTTTTGCTGTTAATTGACTTATTTTCTTTGTTGCCATTTTTTATCTTTCGTATTTTGTTTGTCCAAACCATGAATTATCATAAGCTAAACCGAAACCTCCCCAGTTTACACTTAAATCTTCTGTTATTGCAGTACCATCTGCTTCATCTAATAGTAGGAATCCACTATTTTCATCTACTATATTATCTCCATCATCAGATTGCTTACCGAATCCAATTAGATTATATACTGCTTCTCCCCACATAATTAATTAACCTTTTTATTGTCTTTTTGTTGCATTAACTTAATTGCGTATTCCTGCAATTTTTTAACGTCTTTAGCTTTCATTTTATACCTATCTCTCATAAATACCAACCTCCTATATTTGTGTTGCTAATCGGATAAACGTCCGCACCTGAATTAGTGTGATATTCAGGAAAAGAACTTGAGTTAAAACTCATATAATCTACGAATCTTTGCGAGTAATTCTCTGCTGTTATCCTTTGCTTTTCAATTAAAAAATCTACTTCATTCTTTTGTACCGTTTCAGAACTTTCTGCTGTATGCTTAAATACTCCTTTGTTAGCTACTGTATAAGCACTAAAAGGCAAATATTCAACCATTGCCCAATGAATAAGCATTTGCTTAACATAGTTGTTTAATAAGTCTAAATAAACACCTGACAATGTACCTGCTTCAATATCTGATTTTAACCTATTAAGTAAATCAGTACCTAAGTAGTTTTGAATGTGTATATCTTGAGCAATCTTAATAAACTGAATAAATTTATCAGTATCAGTATTTC